TTCATACCGTTGAAACCCTGACGCAGCTTGCCGTGCCGCATGTCATGCCAGCCAAGGTTGAAGATAATGCGAAGATCGTCCGGGTGGTCTTCTAACTTCTTCCGCAACAAAGCCTCAGCTATATCGGGATGGCCTTGTATTGCGGCCTCTAAAGCAAGATCAGTAGTTTCTGTTGTCATACAGTAGAAAATGCTCCTGCATATCCACTAGCAGTATTAACCCCGTTTGCCCATGTATTTAAAGCACCAATTTGAACTGGGGAAGATTTGTTGGTAATAGTTCCGTCTCCCATTTGCCCCGAAGTGTTTGCCCCCCAAGCCCACAAAGTGCCATCGGTTTTAACTGCATATGAAGTAGAAATCCCAGTCCAAACATCAGCCCAATCAGTTGATGCACCAATTTGTATCGGGGAGCTTCTAGCCGTTGTGTTGCCTAGCCCTAATTGACCGCTAGAATTTATTCCCCAAGCCCAAAGAGTTCCGTCTGTTTTTACGGACAAAGTAAAACTATTACCCACTGCAACTTTAGACCAATTAGACAGCGTTCCAACTTGGACTGGACTTGATCGAGATGTGGTATTTCCTTGACCCAGTTGTCCAGAACCATTTGCTCCCCACATCCACAAAGTATTATTAGTTCTTATTGCAGCCGTAAAATGAGAAACATTATTTTGTATTGCATACGCCCAAGTATTTAATGTGCCAACTTGGACTGGAGAAATCTTAGTAATTGTTGTCCCATCTCCAATCTGACCGCTGCTGTTTAAGCCCCAACCCCACAATGTACCGTCAGTCTTTAATCTACTAGAAGACCAATCGCTTAGTGTGCCGACTTGAACTGGCGAAGAAACTGAAACTGTATATATGTAAGCAGGTGGTACATTACCATTCGTACTAGGGCCTGTGTAACCATAACCCCAAGAAGCAATCGTGTTATCCGTTTTTTGTGCCGCAACCACAGCAGTTACAGGGCCGGTGTTTTTGTCAGAAGCACCAGCCAATAAGCCAGAATAACCAGTACCAATCTGAATAGGAGATGATTGATTAACAGTCGTTCCATTACCTAGTTGACCAGCATTATTAGCGCCCACCGCCCACAAGGTGTTATCTGTTTTTACAAAATAAGAATTCCATTTGTTTCCAAAAGAATACGCCCAGTCGGTCAAAGTTCCAACTTGGACTGGGGATGATCTGCTTGTTGTGTCGTTTAACCCCAACTGCCCATAATCATTTCTGCCCCAAGCCCACAAAGTACCGTCGGTTTTCACGGAATTAATTGCAAGACTTCTTGTGCTTTCTGGAGAATCCGCTACCACAGCCAGTCTAATTCTCGACCAATTTGAGAGTGTTCCAACTTGTACAGGGCTACTGCGGTTAGTAGTATCCCCTAAACCTAGCACCCCATCTCGATTTAGCCCCCAAGACCATAAAGTTCCGTCTGCTTTGATTGCAAAAGACGAACCAAAAGTTCCGGCAACCTTACTCCAATTTGTAAGCGTACCTACCTGACGCAACGTATAGTTTGCAACAGTGCTTCCGTTGCCAGATGCTCCATACTGGTTATCACCCGCAGACCATAACGTACCGTCATTTTTAAGCAAAAGATTTGAATCCCCTCCTGCGCTAACCTCAGACCAAGTGGATAGGGTTCCTACTTGAATAGGTACTGGAACGGTGACATTTGTATCAACTCCTAATCCGGGATAAGGCGCGCCGGCAGTATTAACAACGTTGTCCCCGCAGGCCCATACCTGACCAGAAGTATTTAAGAAAAAACTTCTTGTATTTATTGCTACAACTTCAGACCAATTTGTAAGCGTTCCAATTTGGACGGGACTATTAACGAGAACGGTGCTTCCCGTACCTAGCTGCCCAAAACTACCCGTTCCCCAAGACCAAATAGTTCCATCTGTTTTAACAGCAACTGCGTGACTTGCCCCTAATGATGCTTTTGACCAATTGGTTAAAGTGCCAACTTGTACGGGAGACGATTTACTAATAATTGACCCATCTCCTAATTGCCCGTCTTGACCCCAACCCCACGCCCACAAAGTGCCATCAGTTTTTACTGCCAGAGCGCCGTAACCACCATTAGATACAGTTGCCCAATTAGTTAAGGTACCCACCTGAACCGGTGACGATCTATTTGTAGAGGTATTGTCACCAATTTGACCATACGCATTAGATCCCCAAGCCCACAAAGTGCCATCGGTTTTAATTGCAAAAGCAGTTCTATCTTGAGTAGCAAATACTTTGCTCCATGTATTTAACGTGCCAATTTGTACTGGGCTACTTCTATTTGTTGTCGTTCCATCGCCGAGTTGCCCAAGATTATTTTGACCAGTAGCCCAAAGTGTTCCGTTTCTAACAAAATAAGTTGAATTAGGCCCGCAAACTACTTTTGAATAATCTGCTAATGTGCCAACTTGAACAGGGCTAAGTCGATTTGTAGTGTTTCCCAAACCCAATTCCCCCAATCCATTTTCTCCCCAAGCCCATAAGGTATTGTCATATCGAATTGCCGCAGAAGTTTTTCCACCGCCAGTAACCTCTGACCAAGTTAAGGTGCCAATCATTTTTGGCCCTGCGACTTTAATTAAGTCTCCAAGTCCAAGCTCAGCTTCGCCATTTCTTCCCCACCCAAATAAATAATTATCTCGAGAAATTGCTAGAGTATTGTCAAACGAACAAGCGTTAGGCAATTTCCCAAACGTAATTGGAATTAAAACGGGAGAAGAGAAAGATGAAGTGCCGCTAAGATTGGTAACTTCTGGCCCCTGAACATATCCAGCACGAACGCCCCACGACCACAGCGTACCGTCAGTTTTTATTGCAAGGCCATATTGATCTCCGGCAGCAACTTTAGACCAATTTGTTTGTGTGCCAATTTGGACTGGTGAACTAGCCCAGACAGTTGTGCCATTACCGACCTCTTGAAAATTGTTATTACCACAGGCATACAATGCGCCGTTAGACACAAAATACGCCGCAGTACCATAACTCATATCTGAGTATTGTCTGTCGGTAAATGGGACAGGATAGTCTAAAAGTTGATTAGCCGTACCCCAACTTCCATCTCCCAATGTTCCGTTTGTGTTGCCACCCCAACTCCAAATAGTTCCATCCTGTTTTACAGCAACTGGTGTGCTTACTGATGTTTGCCAAACAGAAGCCCAATTAGTTAAGGTTCCAATTTGTGTAGGAAGTGATCTAACTTCTGTCGTACCATCGCCTATTTCTCCAAAAGTATTCCCACCCCAAGACCATAATGTCCCGTCTGTTGAAACGGCAGTAACAGTTGATGACGTTGCGCTTGCTGAAGCATACTTTCTTGTTAATGTTGATAATGCAACTGGAGAAGAATAGATGGTTACCCCAACCTGTCCAGATGAGTTGCCACTACATCCCCCCTGCCAAGTAAATCCATCACTAGTCAAATACAAAGATGATGAAGCGCCCATGGCGACAAATGTGTAGTCAGTGCGAGTGCCTACTTGAACGGGGCTGCTATATATTGTGTTGTTACCAGTTCCAAACTGGGTGCCATTTTGCAAACCCCATACCCACAAGGTACCATCAGTTTTTCTGGCTACCGTTTGATTAAGATAAGTGTCAATATAGGCCCAGTTTGTAAGCGTTCCGATTTGCACAGGAGAAGATTTATTAACGGTCGTTCCATCACCTAATTCGCCTGACGTATTTAACCCCCAAGCCCACAAAGTGCCATCGGTTTTAATAGCAACAAAATACTGAGTGCCAGCAGAAATTTGCGCCCAGTTGGTTAGGGTTCCTACTTGAATAGGAGATGATCTATTTGGGGTCGTAGTGCCATTCCCAAGCTGACCAGAATCTGCGCGACCCCAAACCCACAAAGTGCCATCGGTTTTTACCGCGCCAATATTTAAAGTGGCTGATGCTTGATACCAATTTGTAAGCGTTCCAATTTGGACTGGGGATGATCTATTTATAGTCGTCCCATCACCAACTGCTCCAGTTTGATTTAATCCCCAAGCGTAAAGGGTTCCATCTGTTTTTATTGCGACAGTGGTAGATTGTCGCCCATTTACTTCACTCCAATTTGTATCTGCTCCGATTTGAACGGGGCTGCTGTATGTTATTGTATTACTTGTTCCAAGCAAGCCGCCCGGATTTACTCCCCAACCCCAATAAGTACCATCGGTTTTAACAGCGTAAGCCCAAGAAGGGCCAACCCGAATTTTTGCCCAATCAGTTAACGCACCAACCTGAACTGGCGAATTTCTTGCACCAGTTGTAATTCCAATCCCCAAACTTTGAGACTGCGGCCCCCAAACCCATAGCTGACCTGAAGAATCAATAACCATCGTATTGCTGGCAGCGTCTCCAGTAACAATCGTTTTGTTAATTGCCACTGCAATAGGAGAACTGCGAGCAACGGTAGCGGTAACTAATCCATTCCCCAATCTACTTGTGGTGTTTGCGCCCCAAAAATATAAATAATTACCAGCAAGACTTATAGCGCCAGTCTTAAACTGCCCCCACGCCCGTGAGGTCATTGCAGCCAAACGCGATACGATAGGCATTATTTCCTCTTACGCAAACTTAGTTTGAGAAGCAAAAACAGTAAATGTTGCAGCACCAGTCTTCACGATGGTGTACACATAAGCATCGATGCTTGAAGCGTTGCCGCTTGTTGGTGCAGTACCCCCCTGCCACTTCGGAGTAACAGAGCTGCCGTCTACTTGAACGACGTTATTGTAGTAAGGCGTTGCGCCTTGAGTCACCAAAAATGCTACTGTGATGCTTTCTCCAGTAGCCATAACGCTATCTAACGAAGTACCGCTACTTGCCCTCAAATTAACTGTCCAATTCGCAGCAGCATCGCTGGTGTAATACAACACTGACTGCGTTGTTACATCATAGTTAATCGTGCCAGTGGCTGCTGTAGCAGATACAGTTACTTTCTCAAGCGCGTTAACAAACTTTGCAGAAAGAACGCTGCTTGTGCCCTCAAAAGTGTTAAGCGCTGTAAATGTCTGAGTGGCTCCTAGTGCAGCAACAGTGCTGGTTACATTGGGCAGCGTTAGCGTTGTGCTAGAAGATAACGTGGCCGGTTGCAGAGTAATGCGGTATGAGCTGCTACCGCCCGAACGACCAGCCAGAATCAGGCCGTCTTGCGTCGAAGTGCCAGTGCCTATCGTCTGGCCTGTGTTGTTATAAAAAGTATTTGCGCCTGTGAAAGCGTTATTGTTTGCCAACACCGCATCGCCGCCAGAACCAGTAGCGGAAATCGTAATTGAGCCGCTGCCATTTGTGATAGTTACACCACTACCTGCAGTTAATGCAGCTCTAGTAAACCCAGTGCCATTGCCAATATCTAGCTGACCATTGGTTGGGGTGCTAGTTAGTCCAGTACCACCATTAGCAACCGCAAGAGTACCTGCGACTGTAACTGCTCCAGAAGTAGCGGTACTCGGAGTTAATCCGGTAGTCCCAAAACTAATTGTTGCTACACCATCTGTCGCAGTGGAAGCAATAGTCACAAAGTCAGAACCGTTCCAAGCAACCACTGCTCTATCTCCAGCAGCGATGGTGGTTCCTGTTGTAGCAGAACCTTTTACAACTACCGCAGCATCCGACTGATTAATTACAACATATGCTTTAGATTGACTTGGGGCAATGATGTTACGGCTGACCCCCGGCGTACCAGTCGGAATAAGGATTGCGCAACGTGCTTCGTTAGCTGCACCAGAACCTGTTGTGGAAAGCGTCCAGTCGCCTGAAGTAACTGATGCGGTAGCAGTAGCAGCAATAGAATCTTCTACTAGTTCCGTAATATTGTCGTTAACAACGGTGCCCCAAGTGCCTTGTAATTCCCCAGTGACCGGGAGGGCAAAACCCAGTAACGATGTATACGATGTAGGCATGATCTATCCTCTTTATGCTACTAATTCTTCTTGCTCAGTATTAACGGCATTCCAACCAGCAGTCTGGGCATTGGTTATGGCGTTCCACGTTACAGTTTGGGAATCATTAATCACATTCCACCCTCTAAACGTAATCGTACCAACCGCTCCAGTACCTTGTACACCAGTTACTAATTTACTGTCGTCAACTTCAATTGCAACAGTGCCGATAGCTCCTGTTCCTTGTACGCCTGTTGGAATAATTATTTCTCCAACAATCGCGCTTACTGTTCCTACTGCCCCCGTACCAGCTACGCCAGTCGGGTATACATCCCAATCATATGCTGGGATTACGGTTCCAATCGCCCCGGTACCTTGCACTCCAGAAACATCTACATTGCTACTAATCTGGAACGCTACGTCCCCAATACTGCCTGTTCCTTCTACACCAGTCAGTAGAACTATGTCGTTTACAGCGATACTTACTGTTCCAATATCCCCAGTACCCTGAACTCCCGTAACCGTATATACGGTACCAATCGTAAAAGTTACTGTCCCTACAGCACCAGTGCCTTCGACTCCATTAGGCACGACAACATCATCGACCTGTACTGTGAACCCGCCAATAAGTGCGGTTCCTTCTACCCCGGTAACTGTAATGTTGCTATTAATTAATACTGCGGGGGTACCTACGGCTCCAGTGCCAGACACCCCATCAACGGCATACGCCGGGGATACTCCACTCCACGCGTTATACCCCCAAGCGCCACTACCCCAACCCTGATCCCAAGTTGTGGCTGCCACATTGCTTCCTTATTAGGCGATTCTAATGATGGCGGTTGCCGCTGCCGCTGCTGGAAATTGAATCTGAAAATCTCCAGAGGATACTTGCTGGTCGCCACCAAAACTCAACACCGCACAAGCAGGGTTGCCCGAAGCGGTATCGTTGTAAATAATACCGCCACATGTTGTAAAGGTGGCCGAAGTCCAAGTGGTGTTATCAAAGTCACACACAGCGGTAGTGCCATCTGCAACAGGGGTCACAGATGTCAGGGTATTACCACCAGTCGTGTAGCCGCTACCGTTTGGTAGTTCGTCAGTATTACCAGTCAAGTCATCATAGCTAGTGGTGGCTGCGCCATAAGTACCCGATCCAGCAGCGGTGGCTTTCATCAAAGCTAACTTAAAAGTATCGCCAGTAGAAGCGGTGAAATTGTGAACCGCACGGAGAATCTCTACTTTGAAAGAAGTAGGCATTGCGGTAGTTACTGAAATAGGCATTTTATTTCTCCAGAAGTTTAATTAAGTCCGGGTGTCCCGCATCACGGAGACGATTCGCAATCGTGGTGTGGTTTGACTTGACACACTGAGTACCATAATTAAGTAACACTCCACGAATACTTTTCCTAAAAGCTTCAGCTTGCTGCCGTAAAACAGGGTCTGCCGAAGCGCTTATGAAAATAATTCGATCCAACGTATTGTCAACCAACTCCTCTGGCGTGAACCCACGACCAGATACCGTAGTTGCTCTAATATCTCCCAATAGTGCGCCGCCATTTGCTGATAGCATTAGTTCATCCTTATGATTGCACTGTTTGCTGCGTTTGCCGGGAACTCCACCGTAAACGTCTGATTAACTACTATTTTGTCGTTACCAAAATCTAATACTGCTACCGACCGATTAGCCTTACTTGCGTTATAAATCAAAGCCCCTCGGCAAGTAAACGAGGCATTAGACCAACTCGTATTGTTAAAACTCACGTACACCGTGGTTCCGGTCGCCTGTACCGTTGCACCTGTTAACGTGTTGCCACCAGCCACGTATCCAGTTCCTGTAATCTCGTTGGTAGTTGTGTACGCAGTTGTGCTGGCATCCAAATCAGCGAACGCCGTATAAAGCGCGATTTTTATCGTATCCGTAAGAAGGTCATGAATCCCTTCGTACAGTTCAGCTTTAAACGACGTAGTTTGAGTTTGGACAATCATTTAACTGGGTACCTAACTTGACCATTACGATAAGCATCCTGACGGTTCTTGCCATCGCCAAGCTGTTTAGCCAGTGCTAATGCTTCGTCATACCGTTGCTGGTATTTCATCATTAAATCTGGTTCGCCCTTCATGAATACGTAGGCTTCGAGCAACGAGCCGTACAGAAGGACTGAATCGAAATTATCTCCAAGCCACGACGTGCCAGACGGATTGTTGATCGTGTCGGACATCGAAACTGGATAGTAAAAATAGTGCAGCTCTACTGTGTAGTTCGCATTGGGTGTTGGGCCCAAAATAAACGACAACTCGTTGGTTGGCGTTACCGGTGGCACAGTCGTTGTCGTCGGCCCAAAAATAGCGTAGTACTGAGGGATGCCAGTCGCAGTTGTGCTATTGGGGTACGACTCACGGATAAAGTTCACATCCTTATCCAAGAGGTAATAGTAGTTACCCGAACCATCAACCACAGCCAAAGAAAACACAGACAAGAAATCACTCGGGGCCGATAAGTACTTATTGCCCGACGTTAACGCTCCCGTGGAGTTCTTGCGTAGTGCTGGGAACTGTATCGAGTTGTAGATACGCTGTTCGGCGTTTTGCACGAACGTGGCGAGTGCGGTCGCCGTGAACGTATTCTCGGTATAGTCCTCAATCGCTGCGGTTAACTGCGCGTAGTTCATCAGCCCATCTTCCCGCTAATCTTGCGACCCTTAGTTGCTGCGCCGTAACCACGCATCTCGCCAACACCATATGGATTGACTGGAGCGTAGTTGCCTTTGCTGATACCACCAGTAGACATATTCATCTCAGTCATACATTCGGCACCGGTTTTATAGCCGGAATACGTTTTCACGTTGGTATCTTTGCCGGTCATCGTATGAGGGGCAGCGTATACATCACCCGACCCAACCTCTTTACCTTTAACTTTCATACTGTATTTAGCCATGATCAAAGCCCCGTAGCACGAACTTTGCGAACAGGCGACTTCTGGTTGGCAACCTTAGCCAGACCACGCCCAAGACGCTTCATTTCCTCGTTAGTCTTACCACCGGCTCGCATCTTCTTGGCAGCGTGCATACGCTGCTCGTGCTTCTTGACCTCACCGACAGCTACCTTTTTCATCTGAGACGGCTTCATATTAACTCCTAAGAAATTGAGATTGTTGCATTACCCACCGCAGTATTAGCCACAAGATCGTTTGGCGTTAGTCCTGCATCGTCACTTCTGGCCCCACCCACGGGTGCCCAACCCCACTGAAACACACGGCTACCACCTTCAGGAAACCCAAACCCAAGTGGCGCTGTACTGTTAGTCGTAAGTTCCTGCAAGCCACTGGTGCCTGATACCCGATAACTCACATCTGGGCGTGGCTCCCTAACAGCCTGTGGATCGTTCACCGGATACATACCTAACTGCAACTGTGGATGATCAGGGTCCCAGCACGTAGGGCAAACTTTAATCTTGTACGGGCGGGTCTTAACCGTCTGGATGCGTAGTTGCTTGAGCATATACCGCTGAGCGCAGCGGTCACACTCTGCAATCGCGAACTTACCAGAGGCAAACCGGTTTGGCATGACTTACCCGTAATAAAACATGTTTCTAGGCACAATCCGCAGTGGGGCTGTATCCCGATCTTCGGCAGATGCCAAGTCCCACTGCTCTTCGTACGCTGCTTTAAGCATCGCTACACGGCTTGGATCAACCTCCGGCAGCTTCATGCTCAAGTAAAACGCTAGTCCCGCCACCATACATGGCAACAAGCGGAACGGAATATCCTGAACCACAGTACCGTTAAGCCCACCATCTTGAATCCTACGCATCCTCCAATACACGAATGTGTACTGATCCCCCGGCGCGTTAGGCGTAGGCCACACGTTGATGCAAGGCAAGTTCTGCACCGTCACGTAGTTGGCTGGGGATGAGTTATGGGATGCTGCGGTTGTGTTGTTCTGCCCTCGGGCACAGTTCACCAGCGAGTTACCGCTGATGTTTGGATAGCTAATAGTCTCGTTGTCTAGCTTGATGAACCCTGCTGCTGGCAATCCTACCGTGGTACTGAGTGGTATGGTTGTAGCTACAGAGTCGATGTTCTGAGCCAGCGTAACGGCTGTGGTGTACTCGGCTCCCGTCTGGCGGTTAAACCACACCTGAATCGGGCGACCTTGCGCCAGTTTGTTAGGTATAGACGAATAGGTCGGCTCGGCAATCCGGCTGATGTTGATGTCGATCTGCTCTAGCGTTGTAGGCTGTGTGCGGATCACATGATCCAGCAGGTCAATCGTATCGCTTGGAATTGGATAAATGGCCTGACCAGTTGTCATCAGGAACGACCCTTGCTCAACCGTCCAGAGGTTAATGCCCCGGTTAGCCCACTCGATGGACATCAGGTTTAGCGACCGCCTTGCAGTACGCCAGTTGTATCCAGTACGTAACTCGGCACCGCACCGCTCAAACGCCTCTTCGATGAGGTTATTGAGGTCAAGGTTAAACTCGGCTGTACCGGAAGTAGGCATTGTTATTTCACTTTCCTATATGGCGCGACCTTCTGCGCTATGCGTTTTGGCTGCGCGACGAACTGTTTGCCAGACTTCTTCCCCGCCCGTTTTGCCCTTGTGGTGGCAGCATACTCGGCGGGGCTTAATGCTTTTATGGCGCTTTCGGGTAAATATCTTTCGCCAGTTTTTGACGACGGTTTTCCACTTTTGGTGCGCCATTTCTGCTCACCCCACGCTTTTAAACTTTGCTGCGGGGCTTTCAATCTCTGTACCCCCCACCTGCTGCTTTGTACTTCTTAGCCACTAGCTGTGCTTTGCGGGCTGACCATTGACCTGCCTTAGTGCCATGAGTGGCAGCGGCTTTTACTTGCGAAACGATCCTCTTGCGAAGTTCCGGCTTCGTATAATTACCCGCTGCATTAACCTTGCCGCCTTTTTTATACTGCGTAAAGTCGGTGTCATCCCGCCTAGCCTTTTTCTCCGGCTTAGGCATTTTAGAAGGACTAATGTCACCCATTCCACGTGAAGCCATCATACGATTTTGCCTCTCGTCTTACCGCGTTGAGCAATACCATCTGCACGAGATGAGGCGCTACCGCCTTTCGCCATCTTCTTTACAGGCGTTGGGGGTTTGGTAGGCGTAGGTTGAGTCTCTTTTTTAACAAACTCATCCTTCTTCAGATTCTCGTACTCCAAGCGCAAATTACGCTCGGCAGACTTTGGATCAGTGCCTTCGCTGGTAGCCATATCAGCACTTCCCGCCGTACTTCATCTTAGCCATACCGCCTTTTTTCATGCCGGTGGAACCTGCCATCTTGACCATCGTGCCCTTGGTCTTGCCTTTAACAGCAACACCGTCACGGCTAGGAGCCGCAGTTTTTACTGCGCCCATCTTCGATGCGCCGACACCGCCGCCTTTTTTCATACCTTTCATACCAGCCTCCGCCATTTCGTGTTTGATCATAGATTTAGGTGCGCCCTTCTTCTTCATGAAGGACACTTCCTTCTTCATCATTGCTTTTGACTCTTTCATTTCGCCTCCTCCGGCTTTGGTGAATTCGCGACCTACGCTCATTGGCACGCCTACCTTCTTGGCAAAAGACGGACTGTGAGCGACAGCCCTCATAAACTTCTCTTGTTTGGCAGATTTAGCTGGCATTAGTGCACCTTTGCCCCAAAAAATCCAAGTACCGTACCAACAATACCGCCAGCAAAACTACCTACAGCAATCAAAACCTTCCAGCCACCCTCGGCAGAGGCCAGCTTCTTTTCAATCTCTTCAAGTGATTTGCGAATAGCTGCCACATCCTCCACCATCGCATCCATGTCATTCTGTAGATGCTTGATGTCGTTTGCATGCGTGGCAAGCTCTCTCGCCGTTTCAATTTCTGGGGTTGCCATAATTAGCACTTCCAAGCCCTCAAACTTTTGTTAATGCGGCTATTCGGATCGTTCGCGGTTTTGGCGCTTGTCAGCTTTTTCTTCATCCCTGACATACGTGCGCAGAAAGACTTCTTCCTTGCGCCGCCTTCCGGCTGGGGAGGTTTCAAGTTCATGCCTTGCGCTTTCGCGGAGGCTCTCCCTTTGGCGTTCAAGCCACCTTTGGGATTCTTTCCCTCTTTCCTCGTCCATGCCGGAGACTTAGCCATAGAACACCGTTGACGTTACGTTAGACACCAAGCCCACGTAAATACCGTTAGGAGCCAAAATGCCCTCTCCCGGAATAACTACATTAAACGCTGTGGGGTTGTAGGTATCGACTTCCATTAAAACGTCTGCATACATCGTGACGTTTCCGCTGGTAGTCAGCGAAGCAGTTGTGACTGTAAACGTGTTGTCACCAGTAACCGTGACGGTATACACGTTGTCTACAGCAGTGCCGCTAGTAAAGTTCAGCCAAACACGATCTCCATTTGACAGACCATGATTGGCAATTGTCACAGTACAAGTAGTAGTGCCGGGGATGTCGTAAGTTCCTGTTTGCGCTACATTATTCGCAAACACCGTGTTTCTGCTTGTGGCGCTTGTATTCGCAGAAACTACCGCACCTTTTAAACGGACACGATAACCTACGGCGACCCCAGAAGTCGTGACATGCGTTGACTTTACGTCATATTGCATTCCCATTTACATTCTCCGTTTCTTCAGGCGCATCTAACCGATTAATTAGCATTTTGTACGCTGTTATCGTGCCTTGGGCTTGAATTAAAAAGGTTTGCGCCTTTTCTATTTCTTGCTCCAAGTCACGAATCTCAGCTTCCAAAAACTCTTTGGTTATCTGCATTACAGAGAAGCCGCGCAAAGAATGAAGAAGTCGTTGCCAGCAGCATCAACAATCTTGATTCCTTTAGTAGCGGTAGCGGTTGTATCTTGGAGCATCGCCGCAGGGATATTCATTAGTGTGTCCAATGTTCCAGAACCGGAGTTGGTAACACGAATAAATGCAGCGGTTCCGGGCAATGTCGAGGTATTCGTAATATCCGAATCAATCTGCAACGCCGCAACAGTACCGCCAGTTGATACGCCAGCAGCCGCGCCAAGAGTCACTCGCAGAGCGTTAGCCGCACCAGAGATGCTGCCGCCAGAGTTAACCGAAAGGGAGATGTGAGCGCCGTTTACCGTGCCACCAGTTGCAGCATTTGCACCAGTTACGCGGGTAAGAAAGCGTGCAGTTTCGCCAGAGCCAGTCGAGGTAAAGGTCAGACGCTCATAATTCAGGCGTACGTCACCAGTTGTGTTCGATGCCGTTGCGTAGGAGCTTGATACGTTGCCAGCGGTGCTGACTGTGATGGGGTCGGTGGAGGTGCCAGACTCAAAACCATTGTTCGATCTGACTGGGCCCGAAAAAGTAGTACGTGCCATGTCCATTCCTTCGTGTAGTAGCACATCGCCATACCGTCTCTACTAAGTCTGCTAGGCCAGTCGGTAAGGCTAAAAATCCTAGACTTGATAACAGAATACAGCAAAAGGGGGGTTTTGCAACCCCCCTCGGATCAGCCCTGCGAACCGTACATGCCCAGCGGGTCAGACCAGCCGAACGAGTAACGCTCACGAGACTTGTAACGCACGTTCCCTGTATCGAAATCTCCGTCCATTGAGTTCTGGAGCGGGACACGGATAAAGTGCTTCATGCCGTTTGGTACGTCAGTCGTCAGGAACCACGCATTAGTGTCGGTCAAGAAGTGATTGATCGTGTAGCCTTCTGGGATCGAACCGTTGTTCTTGAGCGCGTTAATGTCGTTGTCTGCGGTACCGACACGGAGTTCGGTTTCCAACAGACGGGTCGCAACGAACTGGAGTGCCGGAGGCACAATCAGCTTCTTCGGCTTAGCGGCAATCAGCAGACCGCGTTCGTCCGTCCAAGCAGCGATTTGAATCACTGCGTTCTCAAGCGAAGTTTCGTTGAGGTCGGTTGGAGTAGTAGGGATGTTGCTGTTGGTGCCACCAGACACCAGCGGGTGGTCGTTTGCAAACAGTGCCTTGCCATCACCGCCCGGATAGGACGACGAGAAGCCGTTGTTCAGCACTGCCGCAGCTTTTACCTGCTTGGTGTAAGCCATAGCACGAGCCAGCGCCTTGGTATAACGAGCCGACAGGCTGTCATACAGGTTATCTTCGATGGCCTCTTCGGTCAGCGAGAAACCCAGAGCGATGGTTTCGTGGTTGTATCGAGCAGTCCAAGCTTCCTGGCCGTTGTCGTACGAGATCG